GAGGTCCTGAAGCGCAAGGTCGAGGAGTTCTACGTCACGGGCTTCCGGGAATACGGCGATGCCGCCCGACAGAAGACAGCCACGGAGGTCCGCCACGAGGTCGCTGCCGGCGTCGGTTCCTTCCTGCAGATGCTCAAGGCAGCCCTGGACGATGCCGAGAACGGTGCGCTCTGGCGAGTGGCGCAGATCGAGTTCGACGATCGCAAGAAGTGGTTCGTAAGCCGTGTGGAGCGTAGTGAGGACTTCGCCATCGATGATCCCCAGGAAGTCGCCACCAGGCTGGCCACACGCTACGTGGGCAAGGACCAGCCGATCCCGGTGGGACGGACCGGCATCGAGAGCCTGATCAGGCAGCTGGCGGCCTATGATGGCCTCACACTCGAAGAGAACGAGCTCGCCGCGGCCATCAACCTGCACGAACTCACCCAACAGATCTCCGCCCTCGGGGCTCTTCCCATCCCGGCCGAGGCACGTGCGGAGATGGCGGTGCGACTCCTGGCCGGTATCGGATTCTTCGATCCGGAGGAAGAAGTGGAGCTCGAGGACGGTGAGAAGATCCTCAAGCTCGATGTCATGCGCCAGAGAGCGCTGGTGATCGCCGAGGCGCAGGATCAGCGGGACAGAGATTTCCTCGCTGGGGTCGGAGTGTTCGGAGGGTAAGCCGTGCCCGCTTTCCCACCGATACACCCCTACTTGCTGGCAAAGCTGGCAGCTCGGCGACGAGCAGGGGCTCTCTCGGCCGCGGCAATACGAAACCTGCACAGAGGGCTGAGCGAGTACGCAGCCTATATCACTGCCCGGCTGGCAGCTCTTCGTGTGATCGGTGGGGATCCATCCAACAGCACTCTGGCCGAGAGTCGCACCATCATCCAGCGGGCGGCGGATCAGCTGGAAACCTACCTGCTCAATGGAATCGGAGAGTACCGCTCAGATGCTTTCACGGAGGTACAGGGGATCTGGCTGGAGGCAGCCCAGACGGCCGTTACTGCCGCTCGGGAAAAGGGAGTGAGCGTCTCAATCAGTTCGTTAAAGACGCCTCAACTGACGATTGCTGGAGCTTTTGAGGCCCTTGGCGGGGCAGCGAGGACCTGGAAGACGGTTCTGCCCGAGTACGTCGCCCGGGGAGCGGCCGAACTGGACGCCATCGTTCAGGGTGCCCTGATGCAGGGTGTCAGCCCGGATGTCCTTGCCCGCAAGCTGCGCCCATACATTCAGGGCTCGAGGGAGTTCCTGGCCGCGGCTGAGGGACTGGATGTGAATATCACAGACCTGCGGTCTCTGGTCCGTCAGGCACTCCACGATCCCCGGGCCCGGACGGCTATCAATGCCTCTCGCGTCATGCGTCACAATGCCGAGCGGATCGCTTTCAGCGAGGTGTTCAATGCCCGGTTGGAGGCTGAGGTTCAGCACTTTGCTGCTGATCCGTTCGTGGAGGCCGAGAAATGGGTGATTTCGCCCGACCGCGGGACATTGGTGGGTGCATGTGAATGCGACGCTCTGGCCGGCACGGACTTTCACGGCATGGGAATAGGCATTTATCCCGTGGATCAGATCCCCACCAGACCACACCCCTGGTGCGGATGTGATACCGAGCCTGTCAGGCGGCCCTACCGCGATATCGGCAAGCCGAAGCCTATGCCTTCACGGCAGATCCCGGCTGCCCGAGCTCGGTTGCCCCGAGGTACGAGTCGCGCCGAAGCCGACCGGATTCGAGACCACCTGGGGAAACACCTGGCTATCAGCGACAACTTGGCAGCCAGGCAGGCTCTTCGACAACTTGCCATCCAGGGCGGAGCAGGGTGATAGCGTTGAGTGAAATCCCGAATAAGGGAGGCGATCTCATGGTGCTCCCAGGTGAACGTTTATTGCGGGTGAGCACGGTAGCTCAGTTGCTGGGCTACAGTCGCTGGACCATTTACCGAATGATCGATCGGGGTGAGCTGGAAGCCATAGTTGCCGACGGGCACCACACGCGAATTACCCGCTCGAGCCTGGCCGAATACCTCTCACAGACCTCCTGATTGCGCGCGGCGAATTCCCCGTCTGCTACACTGTGCTACACTGTGCTACACTATTTTCAGAATCCCTTCCGTTCAACCTATCTGATTCTCATCCCCCCTCCGTAACCTGATTTCGAACGCCCACCGCCGGGGCATGTGTCGGCGAGGTAGCACGCCTGCCATCGGGGCATGTACCGATGAGGTCCAATGGACTCAAAACAGGAGAGAGACGATGCCCAAGCCGTTCAAGACGAAGGTCAAAATCAACGGGGAAGATCACGAAGTCGAAGTCGCTCCGCCTGAGGGGTATTTCGATCAGGAGGAAGTAGCCGAGCAGTATGTGCCGAAGGATGGCATCGACAGCATGGTCAACGCCAAGGCGCGAAAGCTGGCTGCGAAAGAGCGTGATCGCCTCCTCGATGACGAGGACTTCGTGCAGGAAGTGTCGGCCAAGCATGGTCTCCAGAAGGCTGGTGAAGATCCTCCCGGCATGGAAGAGCGCCTGAAGGCCGCTCAGAAAGAATGGGAGCGCCAGCACCTGACTCCGCTCAAGACCGAGAACGAGGAGCTGAAGAAGGGACACTCGAAGCTGCTGCAGAGCAAGCTCTCCAGTGACCTCCTCTCAGCTGCCGCGGGGAAGGTTCAGAAGGGCCTCATGAAGGCCGAGGCGGGGAAGACGCCAGCGATTGTGAGCATGCTGAGTCCTTCCTTTGCCTTCGATGACGAGCACGGCCACTACGCCGTGATCGATGGCCACGATGAAGAAGGCAATCCGAAGTTCCGTTACTCCGGGAGCCCGAACGAGACCGGCAGCCCGCACATGGGCGTCGATGAGTTCATGGCCCAGTGGGTGAAGGATCCGGATAACGCCCCCTTCATCGAAACCACACGTCAGCCCGGATCAGGGATCGAGGATCCCGGGAGTGGTCCCGGGGGCGAGAAATCCATCCCGATCGATGATCTGGATGCTGCCGGAGCGAATCTGGAAGGTCTCGCGAGCGGAGAAGCAGTCAGAACCGAGTAATCGCCAGCGGGGGTATCGGGCCATCAGGGCACGGCCGGCGCTGGCAGAGCCTGTGAGGTGTAACTGATGGCCAACACGCTGACCGCAATCATGGACAAGATCCTTGCCCGTGCTCTTCTGGCGCTGCGCAAGTCTGTCCCGATCACCCTGGCGGTGGATACCCAGTACGATACCGAGGCGGCCAAGAAGGGCGATGTCATCACCATCGAGAAGCCGATTTCCCTCGGTGTCTCCAACGTCACTCCGTCCAACGCTTTCCCTTCCCTCGGTGATCAGACGCCCACGGCGGCGGAGATCACCCTGAACCGGTGGCGGAAGTCGGATCCGTTCTATCTCTCCGACAAGGACCTCGGCACGATCGATGCGAGCAAGCAGTTCCTGCCCGGCGCGGTCAGCGAGGCAGTGTCGCAGCTGGCGGACGACGTGAATGCCTACATCGCGTCGCTCTATACCGCCTTCTACGGATTCTGCGGAACCCCCGGAACCACACCCTTCCTGACCGACACCTCGTGTGCTCGGGATGCCCGGAAGGTGCTCAACGAGCAGAGGGCTCTCAAGTCCGACCGCTCGCTCATCCTCGACTACGATGCCTATGCCGCCGCGATGGGGCTGGCCGCCCTGGCCAACGCCTCGGCCCGTGGCAACGACAACGTGATGGAGAAGGGTGAGATCGTCAACGCCCTCGGATTCAACTGGTTCGAGGACGGTGACATTCCGACTCACACGCTGGGCGCCGCGGGAACTGCTCTCGTGGACGACTCCGGCGCGGTCGCCGTGGGGACCAAGACGATCCACATGGATGGCTTCACCACCAAGCCGAGTGTGGGCGACATCTTCACGATCGCGGGTGACACGCAGACCTACGTGGTCACCGCGGCCACGGACCTGGTCGGCACCGACTCCGACGTGTCCTTCGAGCCGGGCCTGCAGGTGGCGCTGCCGAGTGGTGATAACAACGAGGCGGTCACCTTCAAGGCCTCGCACGTGGCGAACCTGGCCCTCCAGCGCGGTGCCATCGGTTTCGCTTCCCGGCCTCTCGCTTCCGCCCCCGGCAGCAAGCGGATCGTCCGTCAGCTCGGCGACCCGATCAGCGGCCTGACCATGCGGATGGAGATGATCGACGTCTACAAGGCGACGATGTGGGAGCTGGACATCCTCTACGGTGCCTCGGTCATCCGGCGCGAGCTGGGTGCCCGCGTCGCCGGGTAGGAACAGGCTCTGCCCAGAAGGTTGCGATAGGGGCGGCTTTCGAGTCGCCCCTGCGCCCATAGCACGAGGAGCGTGAAAGATGGATCCGACCCAGTTTCCGGTCGCCGATCAGCCCATCGCGAGCTCGGACATCGAGTCCAGTCCGACCAGCGCCGATCTGATCGAGGTCTACGACGCGACCAACCAGAACGAGCGGAAGGCGATCTCCCTGGGGGACCTCCTGAAGGGGCTTCTGCCGATCATCTCCGCCAGCCTGAAGCTCTCCCCGACCGAGTACATCGCCAGTGGTGCGATCGATGTCACCACGCCGGTGAGTTACGTCGAGCTGAATAAGTCCGACGGTGCCCTGGCTATGACGATCGCTGCCCCGGTTGCCGGTCAGCTGCTCATCATCACGCAGACCGACTCCGGCACACAGGGGCACACCGTGACCCTCTCCGCCGGTGACTTCGACGGTACGAACGAGATCGCGACCTTCGACGCTCAGGAAGAGACGCTTGTCCTCTTCGGTCTGAGCGCGACCCGGTACGCGATTTTCGCGAACGTCGGCTCGGTGGCCTTGAGTACCGCAGGCTGATCCCGATTCCGGGACAGTGAAAGGAATCGGTTATGCGTAGTCCTGCAGTGGAACCGGCCGGCACAACACTGTCGGCGGGGCGTGAGAGCGAAACGGTATTCCGCGCATTCGATGTGAATCACCAGATCGTTCTCCTGGCCAGCCAGGCGGACACGGTCGCCACCCGCAACAGTGACGACCAGATCAGTGCCTCATCCCGCGCGATTCAGATCCTCGTGAAGACCGCCAACAAGGTCGGAACGACAGCCGAGTACACCCCCTCTCTGCAGCGAAAGAATGCGGATGGAACCTACACCACGATCTGGACTGCGGCCGCAGCGCTCACGGGGAACGGCTCTGTGCTGTACGAGCTGGGCGACTTCGGAAGCGTGACGGGAGCCAGTGGGGTGACTGAGCGCGTCGGGCTGGTTCTCCCGCAGAACTGGCGTGTTGTACTCACCGCGGCCAGTGCCGACGGCAGCAACAACATGGATACCTACGTAGAGGCGGATCTGGTCGTATAGGTCCGCCTCTCAACATGAGGAGTGCAAGATGGCGGAAGTCGAAACAGTCAGAGTATGCCATCCGGATGGCGAAGGCTTCATGATCATCAACAGGGATGACTTCGATCCGGGTGTCCACACGCTGTACGAGTCTGAGCCGGTCGAGGCTGAAGTCGAGAAACCAGAGCCTGAGTCGATCGAGCCCCCGGATGAGGGTGGGGAGGACGAAGAGGAAGGTGAGGGTGATTCCGATGGTGACGAAGAGCCGCAGGAGAAGCAGCTCTCCGATCTGAACCGCGGTGAGCTCGTCGCCCGCCTGGAGGCGGCCGGCGGGGATCTCGCCGCTGTCGAAGGGTCCGGCCAGAACGGTGCCGTGAAGAATGACGACATCGTGGCCGCGATCGAGAAGCTCGAGGCGGAGAAGACCGAGGCTCCCCCGGAGGAGGGTGGGGAGGAGTAATCCTTCGTGCCCTACTTCGACTCCACAGATTCGGAGCACAAGAAGCTCCTGCCGGAAGGCATCCGCTCGGACTCCGACCTGGCTAACGTGGCCGCGGAGTCCGAGGCGGATGTCATTTCCCACTACACCGCACCGGCGGATGATACGGATCTGCATACCTCCTACTACTCGATCAATACCCGTACCTGCACGGAACTCACCGATGACAACGGTGACAGCACGGGTCTGTTTGTCTGGCTGAGAGGGTATACGGAAGATCCGGCCGATTGTACGAATGCACGCTTCGCGGCCGCCATGCGTAGCGCGATTGCTGCCGTCATCGCATGGCGACACTACCAGCGAGAGAGGAATCCCCTACACGCCACAGAGGCGGGAGACGCGGGCACCTTCAGCGGCTTCTCATACCGCCAGGACGCCGGGAATCCGTTCCCTCCAGCATTCGAACGACATCTGCAGAACTACGACACCCGTCGCCCCCTGGAGGTTCTCTGATGGCCCTCTCGGGAGGTGACGCACGGATTGATGATCGAGAGTTTCAGCGTCTGTTCCGGGCGATGGACAGGAAGCTGAAGGACCTCCGGGAGTTCTTTCACGACGAGATTGATCCCACTGTCACCGACTTCTTCGAGCAGCAGTTCGAAACACGAGGGGATTTCGGCGGGAGTCCCTGGGAGCCGATCCGGCCCCTGACTCAGCAGCTGCGAGAGAGGGCCGGCCATGGCCGTGGCGGATCCAGTGCCATCCTGTGGGATACGGGGGGAATGCGCAGGGATTTCCTGAATGCGACCGGAACCGGGTTCCGGCGAGTGGAGCGCAAGGAATACAGCCGGGGTGCTGTGAGCGAGGTGGCTGCTCTACACCAGACGGGCTGGACGGCCACGACCATCTTCGGTCAACCGCGGCGTAAACCCGTCAAGGTCCCTGCCCGGCCTGTCGTCCCGGATGATATGCCGCGGACCCTCATAGATCAGTGGTGTAGCAAAATGACCGCCTGGCTGGAGCGATTGATATGACTCCCCAGACGGTACTCCGCATGTTCGACGACTGGCTGCAGAACAGTACTTACGGTGTGAACAAGAAACTGGACTACCTGGAGGCTCAGAGTCTCCTGGATGGGGATAGTGTTCCACCGGACATCGCCTTCGTAGGCAACAGCTACGACGATGCGTGTGTGGCGAAGGGAGATAAGCCACCGAGTCGGCCGGCGCTCTACGTGACCCATGAGCTGCCGGCGAGATTCTCCGGGCGCGATCAGGCGCCAGGGCGGGTAGAGGGAGTGGTGCCTGTAGCTATCAGATACATCACCGTCCACGGGGACCTCATTCAGGGACGCAAGGATGCGGGACACACTATGCGGGCGATCCGAATGTGTCTCGCGGATCTCTTTTCCAATGCCCAGAGTGCTGCGCGAACCCGAGCCGGACTCCATATCGAACACTACGAAGAACTCCTCGTGGGTGAGATTCAGGAAACAATCGGAGGTGCCCAGGTCACAGGCGGCATGCTCATCCGCTGCAATGTGATCGACTCGCATCCCTAAGGGGGCAAATGCAATGGGATTGATCGTGAAAACAGAGGGGGAGACGACAGTTCATGTCCCCCGTGATGTCGTGGTGAAGGGCGGCAAGGCCATCGACGAGTACGTGGCCAAAGCCCGGGGCCCGAAGCGCACGAAGGCCTCCGAGAAGAACGACTCCCCTGAGCCGAACACTGAGGAGGTTTCGGAATGAGCGCATCCAAGGTTCTGACCGAGTGGGGTGTCATGGTGGAGGCCGAGGCTTCCTACGGTGCCGGCGCCACGATGGTTGCGGGCGAGGACGGCCTGCTCGCCCTCGAGCGACCCGATGTCGACTTCGACTGGCTCCATGATGGCCAGCGGCGTGGTGAGAGCGGCCCCATGTCGCATGGGATCAAACGTGTCGGCAAGTCCGGCCTGTTCGGCAACGTTCCCCTCATCAGCGAGGCTCACGGCGCAGGAGAGGCGTACAGCGCGAGCAAAGTGCCGAACATCCACGATATCCTCGTGGCCTGCGGCTTCACGGCCACACTGACCGATACCGGGGGTTCGGAGAAATACGAGTACACCCCGGGGGCAGGCGTCTCAGCCGGGATCGAGGTCTACAACCTCGAGCACAAGTACCTGTTGAAGGGCTGCTACGGCGACCTGTCGATCTCGTCCGATGCCCCGGATGTGCCCGTGTGGGAGTTCGCCGTGCAGGGTCTTCTCACCCAGCCGAGCGAGGCCGCTGTTCCCTCGATCACCTACCCGACCGTGGTGCCTCCGAAGGCGGTGGGTATCGCCTTCACGCTCGGCAACTACACCGGGGGAATTGTCCGGGGCTTCGATTTCGCGCTCAACCGCGAGATCTCCCCCCGGGTGGATCAGAATGTCGCTGCCGGACACGCCGGATTCACTCTCGGGGGGTGCCGTCCGACGCTGAACATGACGGTCGAGGCCGACGCCTTCACCGGCGATCCCTTCCACGGTGCGGACGCGATCAATCCCTACCAGCTCGCTGAGGCCGCAACCGCTCTCGCGCTGTCCTTCCAGATCGGCTCGACGCAGTACAACAAGTGGAAGCTCGAGGCCAGTGCAGCTCAGATCGTGGATGTGGAGGAAGGCGACGACGGCCCGAGTGGGCTGTGGATCCTCACGATCGAACTGAACCCGACAACCAGTGGGGGCAAGGACAACCTCACGATCACGTTCGACTGAAGAGGCGCACATGCGATTCGACGCGGATGAACTTAAAGAATCGCTGGAAGTTCCTGAGATCCAGCTGGAGGGGAGAACCTATCGCGGCCGTGTTTTGAGCTTCATGGAGTACGTCGCATTCGAGGATGAGCTGCGAGCGGCTGCAGCCGGCAAGCTCGATTCCTACCAGCTCTCATGGCTCATTCGGCGGTACTGCGCGAAGGTCTTCGGACCGCCCTGGTGGATGTTCTGGAAGCCGAGTGTGGGCAAGGTCCTGCTTCGTCAGCCAACGATCGTCCAGGTGGAGGCGATGCGAAATTTTTTCGGCTGCCAGGCTCGGACAATGCCGGGCCGAGAAGAAGCGCTCGACTCCGCTGCACCCCCACCGGAGTCCTCCTCTCCCGATTTATCCGGTTCTACGGATGGGCCGCATTCCGCAATGGATACTGGCCCACCCGGGATGGAGTGATCCCCTGGAAGCTGTTCTATCAGTTCATGGATGTCCGCGGGAGTGCCCAGGCTGAGGAGCAGCTGCTGAATCTGCAGGCGACCCTGATGGGTTCCGCGGCCGGATTCAACGGGGACAAGAGCGGCAAGATTAAACAGGAACGACGCAGACTCGCACGCCGAGCATACCCGGAGGTTGACTATGGGCAATAGAGCCGAAGTCAGTATCTGGGTGAGGATGAAGGATCAGACCGCTCGGGTCCGACGGGGTCTACGGACCGGAATCGATAAGATCAAGTCGGCGGTCTTTTCCCTCCGAACAGGAATCATCGCGCTCGGCGGTGCAATGGTTCTCCGGGCTGTCGGAAAGCTCACCTCAGCCTTCGGCAAGCAGCAGGATGCCATAATTTCGCTCAACGCCACCCTCCGGAACACCGGGCGATATTCGGACGAGGTTTCTCAGAAGATTCAGCGGAACGCCTCCGATCTCCAGAAACTCACCAGGCACGGCGATGAGGTCATCATTCAGTCCACTGCGGCACTGGGTGCTCTGGCTCAGGAGCTTTCCGGTCCCGCCCTGATGCAAGCCCAGCAGGCAATCATCGGGATTGCCGACACTTTCATGGGCGGTGATCTCACAAACGCCGCCCTGATGATCGGGAAAACACTCTCCAGTACTACGAATGCCCTGACGCGATATGGCATTCAGGTGGATGTCAACGCCACCCAGGAGGAGAAGCTCAACCAGGTCCTCGATCAGTCCATTGTGTTCTTCGAGAACTCCAAAGCTGCCGCAGATGGGCTGACGGGAGCAAAGGTCCAACTGGGAAATGCCCTGGGCGACACGAAGGAGCTCTTTGGTCAGGTAATCGCCGAAGTGTTTGGGTTCGAGGAGGGCATGGAGAAGGCCACCGACAAGGTGACTTCCTTCAACGAGAAGCTCCAGGGGGGAATCGAGAAGGTCGTCGGATGGGGGAAGGTCGTACTCGAGGCCGGTAAGGCGATCCTGAAGACCCTCGGCGGGGTCGTGGCAGGCGCCTTCGAGCTGGGGAAGGGGATCGGGCACCTTCTCCGGGCCACGTTCCATTCCGCCGTCGGGCAGATCATGTGGCTGGCGAACCAGGCTATCGGGGCGCTGAATTGGGTGATCCGGGGCGTCAATAAAGTGACGGGACTAAACCTCGGGGAACTCGGAACGCTCGACGCCGATCGTCAGTTCGCGGCCATGAATAGTGCCCTGGATGATGCGGCTCAGTCCGGTGCGAATCTGGTTGGCACACTGCAAGACATCGGGGATGCCTGGTTGCGTCTTCTTGCTGCTGCTGATGAAGCTTCGGCGGCACAGAACCGTGCTCTCGATGCTGGCGCTGGTGCCGATTCGAATGTGGTGACTCCCTCGCGATTGAGGAATCGGGATGTTGAGGGGTATTGGGACGAGCCGGAAGGGATGCGTCCGAACATGCCTGTTCCGGCGGCTGAGGGCGGGGAGTATGTGCCTCCCGATATCGAGTTCAGTGGCACCTGGGAATTCGCTGAAGGCCTGGAAGAGTCCCTCGGCCTGGCTGGTGATCTCGATGATCTACTGCTGCATATGACCGGTCAGACCATTGAGGGATTCGCATCCGCTATTGAGGGTGCGTTTGCCGCCATGGCGAGTGGATCCAAGACGGCCGGGGAGGCGTTCAAAGACGGCATGCTGGGAGCGGTTTCGGCTGTGGCCGGCGGTCTCGGCAGGCTCTACATCGGAGAGGCTACAGCCGAGTTCGCGAAAGCTCTCTCTCCAGAAGGTTGGCCCACCGCCGGTGCCCATATCGCCTCAGCAATGAAATACATGGCAGCAGCGGGTCTCATGTTCGCTCTCGGTGGATCTGCGCAGGGCACTGCGCGAGGTGGAGCCGGTGGTGGTGGAGGCAGTCAGGCGGCAGCTCGGCATACTGAGTCCATGGCAGGAGAGAGTCGCGGCGAAGCCACGATCATCATCGAGGGCGGTCTGCTCGACATGAGCGATCCCCGCCAGCAGGACGCGCTGGCTCGTGCTCTTTCAAACCTGAGTGATCGTCGGATCACGATCATCGGAGGTTGAGCCGATGGCCCTTGCCGATATCCCGAAGATCACCTGGGGCGCGAGCTTCGCCAACACCCTCAACTTCGGATTCCCGCTCGATAACCCGGTGGCTTGGAACGATCCCCGGGAGGGATCGGAGATCCTCATCATGGAGAGTGGCGCGCGGGACGCATGGACTCTCGGCACCGATGAGTTTCTCGCTGGTGATGTGCGCTGGATACCGGGGCAGAACACGACCGATCCGGTAGCAACCGGGTGGGATGGGTCAACAGGTTTCAAGGCGTTCCTCGCCTGGGCGCGGGACATGAACAAGCTCCGGTTTTATCCGGACAAGAACTCCGGCACCTACCACACCTGCTACCTCGTGGAACCCCTGAAGGGAGAGCCGCCGGCGGAACCTGACGGCACGCGCCGCATCCGGCTCGTCATCGTGGATGATGGCACTCAGGGAGCGTTCACGGGCTACACATACGATCCGGAGCCATGAGCCAGAAGGATGCGGCATATCGTCTCACCGTCTACGCTCCACGCAGTGTGGATCCCACCGAGACGACTGTTCTCACTCCCCGGTCCGGAGCGCCGCACTCAGACGACTTCAAGGTCGCCACCCGGTCGGGTGTGACGGGATTCAAACCCTACCTCTTCAGCCCCCGGGGCCGGATCGGCCGGATCGATCCCCTGAAGAAGACCACCACCACGGGCCAGCTCTCGATCGAGATCGGGGATCCCCGCAACACCGCCGGTGGGAGCAATGCCAGTCGCTGGGTAACGGCCTTTCTGGGGGATTCAGAAGGCCGCAACCAGCTTAACGGATGCAAGGTCCTGGTGGAGGAATCCACCGACGGCGGATCCAACTGGAATGACTACTTCACCGGCCGGATTCACTCTCCGGGGCTCTCGGGCCGCACGAAGTACCGGTTCATCATCCGGGACATGGCCGATGACCTGAACTCCGATATCTTCGTCGGTCGACCGCACTCAGATATCACCTATGCCAGTATGGCGCCTCTGGTGCCCAACTATCCGCTTACTGGCTATGGCATGATGTTTGGCGCATCCGTGATGACGGGGACGGCTGTTGTCGAAAGTATGTTCAGTACCACCTGGGCGATGCTGGATTCCGATCATATCGCACGAAAATTCTACAACTACATCTATGACTGCTGGCCTGAGGTTGGATTTCTCGGTACGCAGATCTCGCTTCCGTACTCTGAAAGTGTCCGTGTACACCTGAAGATCACCAGCGGGGCCAGGAGCGGTGAAGAAGGGGAATTCTACTTCGATGGGGCAACGACACCGATCCCGGGTGTTCGTAAGGACGATGCTGGGCACTACCGGTTCGTCGGGTGTCACCTGAGGGAACTCCCCAGCGGGGATGGTGACTATCTCGCTCTGCCTCCTGATGGTGTCACAATCGAATTCTACATCTATTGCTCCGATCCCCCTTCGAAAGACCTGCCGCTGCTGATCGGAAGCGTTCACCCGGTCCAGCTGTGGAAGGACATTCTGGATGGCAAGTTCAGCCGCCTGAATCTCGATGGCACGGTGACCAGGTCCTTCGCTTACGACTCATCGGCCTTCTCCAGCCTCATTGCGGATCTGTCGATTCCGCCCGCACGGTTCCTTATCACCGACATCGCGGAGATGAATGAGTGGATCGAGAAGAACATCTGCGAACCCTTCAATCTCGCCTCTACGATCAACGAGAGCGGCCAGACCGTACCGATCGACATGCGGTTGCCGTCCAGCCTGTCCGGGATTCCGACGCTCGACTCCTCTGATCTGTACTCAGACGATCCGGGCAGCTGGGAGCAGTCTGCTGACAGCGCGATCACCTCTGCTGAAATCACCTTCTACGTCGATTGCGAGGTTCCGAATAAATCCGCTGTCGACGCCCCGGCCGGCCTGATCTCGAATTCCCCGGTACGAATCAAGTCGATTCAGAACCTCCTGCACATCCAGGGCATCGGGAATACGGATCTGAACGAGGAAGTCTTGGAGATCGACGGGACCGGATACCGTCTCACGGCCTATGAGTACGGCGCTGATAATGTCTCCCGGAAGATCTGGCTGGATCGCCACCTCCGGGGATTCCTGCGTTCCTTCGGCCGACCGTTCGGATCCGGGGCAGCATACGCCCGGCTGAACTTCCAGCGGGTGGCGGATGTTATCAGCTGCAGGCCCGGAGACCTGCGGATCATCAACGTCGACCACCTTCCGAACCCGGGGACAGTCCAGCGGGGTGGGAATCGGCTCATGCGGTGTGTGGAGCGTGAGGACGGGCCGGGAATTACGCTTCTCATGCTCGATATGGGATTGAGTGAAGTAGCCTCAGTCCCCAGCGCTACCTCGCCCACACAGCATTCTGGTGACACGAAGCATGCAATCGATGTGGCGGTCACACTCAACGGCAGCAGTGAGCCGGTCCGGGTGGAGATCGCGATCACCGATACATCCACAGGCACACCGCCAACGAGCGCTTCCGGGAAGTGGGTGTATGCCGACACCGTGACCTCGACGGGCACGCTCACGATCGAGCGTCTGCCGGGCAACACTCGAGTATGGGTACGCCTCAGGACCGAACCGGATTTCAGTGTCGATCAGAAACTCCCATCCGCCTGGGCGGCTCCCTCCCCGACTCAGTACGTCGACACCGCGGCCATGACGGCTCCGAGCAATGTGGGGAGTGCGAACAAGACGGCCAGTACCGCGGATATCAGCTGGACCAACGGTGAGAGCGGATACGACGTCGAGGTCCTGGTCGTTCTCGGTGGAGTCCCGGGCAGCTGGTCGGATGATGACGTGGTGGCCGTTCTCGCCCCCGGGACTGCCGGATATACCCTCAAGGGCCTGGACGGCCCCAGCACCCAGCACACGGTGGGGATCCGGCACCGGGATCCCAACGGGGGAGTCAGCTCGGTAGCTACCCACACCTTCAGCACGACCGCTACCAGTCCGACCGCCCCCCGGCCGGCCGGTCTGGCTGTGGCTCTTCTCTCATCCGAGCCGGAGGCAGTCTGATGGCCCAACCCTCCGGTATCGAGCGACGCCCGCTGGTTCCCCTGATTCGAGGCTGTGCACTCGGTCTGTTCCCATCTGATGCCACCTACAGCATCGAGATTGAACGGGCACCGGACAGCGGGGGATCCCCGGATACAGGTAATTCTGAATCGGTCGCCACCGTCTCCGGTGCTGAGCCGGTATTTGTCGACATTGAACCGGGGAGTGATTCGGTCTACTGGTACCGGATCCGGCACGTCCGGGATGGATACACGGCCTCGGCCTGGACCGACTGGATCCAGCTGTCGGTGCAAATGTTCGTGTCCGCCTACAGACCTGCCCCGGTACTTCCTACTGTCGATGAGCGCCCGACTGACGACGGAGCTACCGGAACCCTCACCCTGATAGTAAGTGACCCACAGAGCCGCCTGGTGAAGGTTGAGGCGAAGAATCGGTCCGGGAATGGAGCAGAGGAGGGAACCTGGGATGAACTGACAGAAGTAGCTGGCGAGTACACGAAAACGGTCGATCTTGCCCTGAAGCACCCGAGCACGATCCGGTACAAGATCACCAGCTACAACGAGCACGGGCAGCAGGTCTCCCGTGAGCGGGTCGTACCCTTCCCCCTCGCTTCGAAACCGGCCAAGCCCACAGTCACCCTGGCAATGGCCGCGAATGGTGATGTGACAGCCCACGTGGAGGGTGACTCAGACACCGCGAAGGTCCGGGCGAAGGCCGACAAGTCCGCCTACCCGAACGCAACAGCGGTGGACGCAGAAACCCCGATCAATGGGAACAGCGTGGATACCGGCACGCTCGTCAATCTGGACTCAGGAGATACAGCCTATGTGACCGTGCGAGCCTACACGTCCGGCGAGGTTGGTAGCGATCTGGCGAAGGCGAAACTCACGGCTGTCGAGAGCGAGCTCAACGATCCTCCCTCTGATCCCTCGGCCGTGGAACTGGAAGTCGAATCCGAACGCATGGACCTCATCAGTGCATAGGGGTGCATGACGATGGCGCTTGAGCAGCAACAGATACTCTCCTCCATCACGATCAGGGTGACCTACACGAAGGACTCCTTGTTCCGGGCGTTCGAGTATCGGTTCTGGAGTGGGTCAGAGAACAAACAACGGGCGACGGTCTACTCCGGTGAGGGGTATCTCGATAGCGGGAAGTACGTGCTTTGCGGCTTCCGGCAGGACCCGACGACGCCGGATGAAAGCTGGCACGCCGAGGTTCGGGTCAGGAACACTGACGACAAGGTGTCGGGTTGGGTTCTGGCGAACGATACCGCCGAGGTTACCGCGAAGGAAGTCAACATCACCGGGGCGGCTCGAGCGGCTGCTGGTCTGAACGATGACGGGGATCTTGTAGGTGAGGTTCTGAGTACCGTCGCGCTCAACAAGGGTGGCACCGGATACACCGGATGGGCCGCCGGCGACGATCAGGAGTTCGTTTACTACCACGGCTCGACGCAGAGCCTTCGCCCGAGCGGGTACAGCTCCACCTCATTCGCTGCCGCCGGGCACGATCATAGCGGAGTCTACGCCCCGGCCAGCCACTCCCACGATGCCTCCGATGTAACTACCGGCACGTTCGCAGATGCGCGAATCGCTGTCTCGAATGTCACGCAACATCAGGCCCAGCTCCTGATCTCAACCTCTCAGGTTACGTCGGGAGTCTTTGCTGTAGATCGCATTCCGAACCTGCCGACCTCTCGGATTTCGAGCGGCACCTTTGCGGACGCTCGAATCAGTGAAAGCAGCGTCACTCAGCACGAGGACGCTCTCAGCATCGGAACCGACCAGCTCACAGGCGTACTCGGGGAACCGCAGGGCGGCACGGGATACGCCGGGGCAGGTGAGAGCGACGACGAGGAGTTCGCGTACTACTACTGGACCGGGAGTGAGTTGCAGATCAGGCCCTCGGGGGCGAAGGCTGCTGACTTTGCAACGGCGGGTCACGATCACTCTGGCGTGTACTCCCCGGTGGGGCACAATCACGATGGAGTCTATGCTCCCCTCTCTCACTCTCACGCCGCTTCGGACGTTACCAGCGGCACGTTCGCTAATGCGCGGATTGCAGTATCCAACGTCACTCAGCATGAGGCTCAGCTCACGCTGGCCGCTTCTCAAGTGGCGTCCGGCACTCTGGCCGTAGATCGCATTCCGAGTCTACCAACATCAAGAATCACGAGCGGTACATTCGCGAACGCTC